TCACTGTTGTTCCAGTTATATTGTAAGCACCAGTACCTTGTAGGCTCACATTGTAAGTCGCTACATCTTTGTATGGCGCATTGATAGCTATGTTAGTAATATTTGCCGTTCCGCTTATAATAGACAAACCATCAACTCCGTTATCAACAACGAACTTAATTTCTATTGGCTCACGATCTAATTGCTTTTGCAGCATAAATAAGTATGAAAACCCAGTCAAAGTGATTAAACCATCACAAGATAAAGTCCAACTGGCAACATCGTTCTTATATTCACGAAACCAAGCGCTTGATTGAGAAGTAACCTCTTTTTGGTCTACAACAACGTCAAACGTACAATTTGTACTACAAGCAAACGCAACATCGACCTCTGGATCTACGTCTGTTCTATGCCAATAAAGCATTACATTTTTTCCTATTACTGCTGCCATATTACAAATTTAACAAATTATCCGTATGCCTCCAATATTACACCACTTGAACTGATTTTAAATGCTCTAAACGATGTATCAGTAGTCATTACCTTCCACCACAAAGCAGCACCATTAAATGGATTATTTAATGCCTCGTCTGTATAGTAAACATCGCCAATATCTGGTACTCCAATATCTTGTAAGTAAAGTATATTGCTTGTTAAAGGAGCAGCATATGCTTCTTCTCTTGTTAAGAATCCATTTGATCTTAAATGCCCGTATCCAGTTGGAGTTGTGCTTAATCTATTATTATCATAGATTGTTGTCATAGTAGTTTCGATATTATTTGGATTAATATCCAATAATGTCGCACTGATTACATCATTTGGTAAATCTATTGTTGAATTACCTATTATGTATTTTTTATTGCTAACGCTAATTTGAGAAGGATCAGTATCAGATGCGGTTATCATCATAGCACCACAAAATCTGCCGTCTGTTGTTTCCATACCCATAAACGAAGCATCTAAATTAATTATATTTTTATTTAATACGTTAGAGTATTGTTTTACAACTAATTCGCTTAAACTTCTATAAGTTTCATCTTGAAATTCTTGCCTATACCAATTCTTTAAAGTTGCTCCAGTAGAATCGCTCAAAAAACCTTTGTAATTAAAGAACCCATCATTAGAATCATTAAAACCTAAAGGTAAGTCTACATCTAAAACATATTCTTCCGAATCGCTAATAAAACTTTCAGTTGTTACTTCCTTAAAATATGTTTCTACCTCTAATTTAAAGTTACTCGCCTCAATAGTATTTACAGTTGATTTCCAATATGGAGCAGGATCAGCACACACTAACAACTCAATTGTTAAATCGCCAGAAATAGGCGCTGCTGGTAATGTTAATTCAACATTAGCTTTTGGATCACTTGGGTTAAATGGCAAATAATAATAATGATCATTGAAAGCCGAATCTATCCATTGTTTATTGTCATCTAAGAATACACTACCAATCCCATCATCAATTTTTATAATAAGTATAAATAATGCATCTGGACCACTCGCAGGTGCATTTATCGCAACTACATCAAAAGTTAATTTTATTATATCGCTTGAATTTACCTTTGGTAAAAAGTTTGGCGAAACAGAAGCGTAGTATGGACTTGGACCATATTCTACATAAAATGTATTGTATTTTTTATTTGGATAAGACTTAATAAAAATAAACCCACCATTTCTATTTTCAGACCAAGCGTAAGCATTACCTTCCGTTGGACTTATTACTGTGTAATTCTTTAAGTCCCAGTTTGTTATGTAATTACTTGGGTATTCAATTTGTTTATTAAATCTAATCTTATTATATCCTTTTCTAATTAGTTTAAACTGGCTATTGTCTACAAAGAATAAACCGCTTGTATTACCAGTAAATCCTTCAATGTTACCAGTTAAATCTTGTGTAAATCCACCGAAAACTGTTCCATTTGATAAATAAACAGTTGAGTAGTAAGAATCTTGCGCAAATTGAGTTAAAGGCACAATATAAAAGTTGCCTCTTGACTGAAACAATCTTGCGCCGAAAGACTTTACTATTTGAGTTAAAACATCAAGACAATTTGTTGGTTCTTGATTGTCATTAACAAAAGTTGCATAATTAGCGTATGTTTGGTTCAAAGGATCTGCCGCCACATTATCATCTCTGTTGTTCATTCCTTCTGCATAAAAGCTAATCCCGCTAATTATATTATATGTTAAAGGATATTGTAGCTTAGATAAGCAACTTGATATAAATACAATAAGTGTATTATTTGCTACTAAGGTGTAATCGCTTGGCAAATCTAAAGGTATTCTTTCAAGCATACCTAAACCATCAATCGCAGTAAATGCTAATTCCTTTCTTCCAGTAGAGAATAAATATTGAACATTATCACTTAAAACCCATCCTTGCCAATCTAAGTTTGATTCACTAAATAATCTTACAAAGTATTTACGATCATCTAAAGTCGTAAAGTCTGGCATATTTGAAACATCATCTGTTACATCTATTATAGCATTTAGCAAACTTGCATAAATAGGCTCAAATGCATCATCGCTTCTTGGGATATATTGCATCTGCATACTTACACAAGGATATTCTATAATATCTCCAACATACCCATCTTCATAAATATTTAAAATGCTTGTTACATTTGCTTTTGTAGCAGAAGTAATTCTATATTTTATTTGATATGCCATTTTATCTCATTAAGTTTAATGTAGTATTTGACCTTTGTAAAGCTAATACTAAATCATTACCTTTTAACACAAATTGACCATTTGTTGCAACATTATTACCAGATACACTTGATGAGTTAAAACTTGTACTTGCAGGAATACCGCTATTTACTGCACTCAATGCCTTGCCTTTACCAGCTACATCACTAATTAATCCAACCGCTGCAAATGCACCTTTAAGCGCTGGGAACGCTTCCATCAATGCTTGTAATATTAACGCTTGAACTACAACTGCTGCAATTTGCCTTGCTATGTTTGCGAACATTTGACCAATTGCTTGTAATGGGTTCTCCCCTTGTTGTATAGCATCGTACATAGTAAATAACGCATTAGTAACTGTTCCAGATATTGTTTGCGCAAATTGATAATAAGATTGAGTCAATGCTTCAATTCTTTTCTTTTCCCCTTCTTCTTGATCAATTTGATTTTTATCTTTTTTGAACAATCCTTGCATATATGAACCAAACCCACTCTTGTCTGATTCTTCTAATAAGTCTTTAGCACGTTTATCAAAGTAAGTATTTCTTTTTGTGTCTTCTTCCATTTTTTGAGATGGAGTAGTAAACAATTTTATCCTTTCGTTTTTTAATACTTCTTGTGATTCTTTTAATTGTTTTTTTAATTTAGCTACCCATCTTTCAGTTGCATCTAATTCTAACTTTGCCATTATTTGCAAGTCAGATTGTTCTGTATTTTTAATATTAGCAGAACCATTAGAAGGTCCAAATATTTTTGTTAATGATTCTTGAAGTTTATCAGCTTCTTCATCATATTTTTTTCTAATTGTTTCAAATATAGATACATCCTTTTGTGCTTCAGATATAACAGTATTTTGTCTTGCCTTTGATACATTTTTAATTGATTCAATTGTACCACCAAAAAATATTGTAGTAAAATCTGCACCAGTCTTAAATGCGCTTTGTGGTTTATTTTTAGCGACTTCTGCTTCAAATTGTTTTTTAGCAGCTTCAGCGGCAGCTAAATTTGCTACCGACTTTTTAAACGTCATCTGAACGTAATCATCAGCATAATCTGATAAAAACTTTTCAGCAACTGCTAAGTCATCAGTTTTAGCTATTGTATCTCCTAATGTGCTATTAAATTGTTTTAAGAACTTATCTTTAGTTATAACACCTTTTTGGAAATCCTCAAAACTATCTTTTAATTTAGTTATGTCTGTTGAAGCCTTTATGAAAGATTCTCCAGCTTTATTTACAATATCTGTTTCGCTATAAAAAGCCTTACCTAATCCACTTAATTGCTTAGTAATAAAAGCATCAATATCATCACCAAATTTGATTATTAAACTTGATGCAACACCTAATGCAAGACCAATACCAGCAGGACCAATTAATGCATTTTTTAATTCTTTACCTAATGTTGTACCAGC